TGTAGTGAAAATAGGTAACACAGGTGTTACATATAAACCACTCAACCGTGTGATTATCAATTATTTCGATAGCAATGCTGAAAACCTTGCTCAGAAGATAAATAGGTGTATGGCTATGGAATACAACACTCCAGATAAGAAAGCACACATTTACATCATTAGCTCTAATGAGGATGTAGAACTCAAATGGTTAAGAAAAGCATTAGAATTTTTTGACAAAGATAAAATCAAATACATATGACACTTGAATTAGTATCAGAACAGAAGATCAATGAAGATGAACCTAGGTATTATCTCTATTTAGATGGACGTTATGTTGAGGGCTCTTACACTAAAGATTTAGAGACTGCTCAGAAGTATTATCAGAAGGTTTATGAAAATCCATCTATTGTAAATAATGCAAAAATAGTTTTGAAATCAGAAGAAATTATTGTATCTTCGAGCAATAACTAAACTACAATAAATGGCAACAACTAAACTAGAACTACCTGAAGAAGTAACAGAAGTAAAAAGCACAAATCCTAGAGACTTAGTAATCATTTCAATTCCAAAGATGGGTAAGGGTACAATCCTTGGTGATTTTACCACTAGTCATAATGCTCTTGTTCTTGACTTAGAAAAGGGTGGTTATGAATTCATTGCAGCAAGAAAGCTATCCACCTATCCAACACAAGAAACATCTAAATGGGAAGCTTATCAAAACTATATTAATTACAGAAAGCTTTTATTAGAGAACAAGGGTAAATATGACTATCTGATTATAGATGGTCTTACAGATCTTGATGATCTATCAGATATTGGAGGCACTCTTAGTTATATGAATAGTATTATAGGAAAGAAGTTCAATAGAAAGAACTCTGTTCCAGATGGTGAGAAGATTTCTTATGGTGATGCTGAATGGAAATCTGTTCTTACACTCCCTGAAGGTGCAGGATATAAGCACACAAGAGATTGGTTCTTGCAACAGATTGAATTCTTCAGACAAATCAGTCCATATAGGATTTATGCAGCTCACGTAGCTGATAAATACATCAAGGACAATGGTAAAGAAGAAGTGATAGGATCAGAAATATCACTTACAGGTAAATTAAAAACTATATTTGCATCTAAGGTAACAGCTCTTTGTAAACTAACAGCTGATGGACCAGAAAGGTATTTGAATTTTGATGTATTAAACGATAGCATTATTGCAGGAAGTAGAGCTCCACATTTAAAGGGAAGAATTCTTATTTCTAAACAAACTGATGATGGAATAATTACACACTGGGATAACATTTACAAACAATAAAAACAAAGAAAACAATGAGTACAATTGGAGGAAAAAAACGAGAAAGCAACAACTTACCAGAATTTACAAAGAAGATTGGGTTATTTGAAGCAAAGGTGATTGCTGTCAATCCTACAGCTGAGGAGTATAAAGACATCCTTGGTATGGAATTGAAAGAGGATAGCAAAGCTATCGAATATCTTGGCGAAAGCAGAGATGGTAATAAGGCAGTGCGTATAGACTTTTGGCTTGAGGAAATCAAGAATAAGGACAAGTTTAAAGTGTCTTTCTTCCTTGAGAATAAGTTCAAAGAGAACAGAGAAGGAACTAAGAACCAGTATATAAATAACGTAGGTACAACCACTTGGGCTCAAGATGAGAATGATCTACAAGCTTGGTTTACATCTAGAGACTATCGTCAGGCTTTTGTTGGTGAAGAGGAATTATATGAATTCATGAAGACATGGCTTGGTAATCTTGATTATAAAGATAAGAGCACTATGCTACAGCTTGATTTCAAAAAGCTTCTAAATGGTAATGTTCGTGATATTCAATTGCAAATAGGTGGTGAATGGTCTACAAATGTTGTAGCTCTTGCCACTGTTGTTACCAAAGAAAAAGATGGTGAAACAAAAGAATATCAGGGAATATATAACAAAATGTTCCTACCTTCGTATGCAATGAAGCAATTTAGAAACGTTGATTATAGCAAGAACCCACAGTTGGTAGCTTCTATTGTCAAGAAGAGTTCTAAAGATTGTAAGGGTGTACATGAGAAATTTATCAATAAAGTGGCTGGTGAATATGGATGCAAAGATTTCTATATTCTAAAGGAACTTAAAGAATACAATGCTGAAGACAATTTAGTAGCTTCAGATGCTGTCATCTCTGATGATGGTGCAGACTTTTAACTCCCTTCCCACCCTTGATAAAAGAGCCCTCGTCAGAAATGATGGGGGTTCTTTATATTTGTAATATGATAACAGGTAAAAGAAAAATAACACTTACATCTGAAGCTATACTTGATAAGATTAGTGACTTTGACATATTTATGAGGTATATGCCTAATAAAGACTGGAAGCTTAACCATGTTACATATTCTCCCTTCAGAAAGGAAAACCATCCCTCATTCCTTATTGGGAATAGGAAGGGATATATATCCTTTATTGATTTTGCAGATACAAATCTACGTGGTGATTGTTTCCACTTTGTAAAGCTCCTTCTTCATCTGTCTACACATAATGATGTATTGAGATATATAGATAAGGATTTTGGTTTGGGTATAGCTTCAGGTGCTCCTACAGAGGAATATAAAACTATTGTTTCTCAATATAAGCAACCTGAAATAACTAAACGAAATGCTCTAATTCAGGTGGTAACACGTAAGTTTACAAAGGAAGAGCTAGCATATTGGGCACAATATCATCAAGACATATCTGATCTAAAGGCTAACAACATCTATTCTATTAAAAAGGTTTATTTGAACAAACAACTGTTCTATCTAAAGGATACAGAGTTGAGGTTTGGTTATTTCTATGATGGACATTGGAAGATTTATAGACCCTTTGGAGATAAGAAGACTAAATGGATGCCTAATAATGTTCCTATTACAGCTATGGATGGTAAAGAGGACATAAAGCACTGCAAAATGGCTTTTATTAACAAGAGCAAGAAAGACTATATGGTGATCAAGAAAGTGTTCCCATGTAGCTGTGCTGTACAAAATGAGGGTATAGCATGCTTTTCTCCAGAGAATGTAGAATATCTAAAAGCTAATTCTGACATACAAATCCTAAGCTTTGATAGTGATGTTACAGGCGTACAGAATAGTCAGCAGATTACAAAGCTGTTTGATTTTGGGTATGCTAATGTTCCACGTAAGTATTTAGCAGAAGGAATAAAAGACTGGGCTGATCTTGCAAAAACTCATGGGCTTGAGACAGTTAGAGAATGTTTAACAAAAAAAGGACTTTATGACTATTAATGAGCTCGTTGAGCAAATTCAATCTGAAACAGAATGGTTAAGCACCACTGATGAAGATGAGATAGAATGTATAGGTATAGAAAACCTAGAAGGTATATTAACCAAGTATTTAGGCGTAACAATTAAATTAACACAAGAATGAGCACAACAACACCAACTTACAACACAACAAGAGGATTGATTATTAATGCAGAAATCCCTCAACAGACAAGGACATATAAGCCAATTACACATGCACAGCTTATTGATCTTACATTAGACTCTATAAATGGAGCAGGATTTACATTAGACAAAGAAACATATTCAATGGCTAGAGAAGGTAATATAGCCAATGGTCAGTTTAGTATTAGAAACGTTGCTGATAGTGAAATGCAATTGCAGATTGGTTGGCAGAATAGCTATGATAAGAGCTTAAGCTTGAAGTTTGCCATAGGTGCACGTATATTTATTTGTCAAAATGGTATGGTGCATGGTGATATGGGCTCCTTTAAGAAAGCTCATAGAGGTTCTGTTCAGGAGTTTACACCAAATGCTATTACAGAATACATTAAGCAAGCAGGTGAAACCTTTGTACAAATGCAGAAAGAGCGTGAAGCTATGAAGCAAATAGAAATTACAAGGCGTACAAAAGCTGAGCTTATTGGTAGAATGCTTATTGAGGAAAGCTTCATCACCTCTACACAGATGAATATTATAGCTCGTGAGCTAGAAGCCCCAACACACGATTATGGTGCTCCAGATAGCTTATGGGAACTGTATAACTATTCTACATTTGCTATGAAGGAGATTCATCCATCTATTCGTATGAATAGTCACATCAAAGCTCACAATTTCTTTGTGAATGAGAGTGGAGTGTTTACACCAGTTATTCAACCAGAGGATACACCAATGGGATTTCTTCAACTAGCAATGAATATATAATATGAAATTTCCAAAGCATACAAAAAATCTAAGAAGAGAAGATGATAAAATCTACTCTTATGTTACACATG